GGTTCCCGAAGTAAAAGAGGATGTTGAAATACCTAAAGTAGAATTTGAAGAGGAGGTTCTGTTCTAATGAAAGAAACAGCAATATATGGTCCACCTGGTACGGGCAAAACTACAAAACTGTTAAGTATTATAGAAGAAGCTATTGCAGATGGAGTTGATCCACAAAGAATAGCTTTTTTATCTTTTACAAGAAAAGCTGCACAAGAAGCAGTTGATAGAGCTTGTGTTAAATTTAACTTGGATCAAAAATATTTTCCTCACTTTAGAACACTACACTCTCTTGCTTTTCATTGGGTTGGAATGAAAAGAGAAGATGTAGTTAAACCACCAGACATGAGGTTTTTAGGCAAGAAGCTTGGAGTTGTTTTTCAAAAAGAAGAGAAAATAAACATAGAAGAAGGAGACATGTTTACACCTGGATCAAGTGATGGAGATAAATATTTTTATGTGTACAATATGTCTAGATTAAAAGGCACTGATCTTATGAAAGAGTTTGATTCTTTTGGGGATATGTCCTTGAAAAGAGCATACATGCCTACTGTTGCAGAGGCATATCAAGACTTTAAAAATAAAAATTTTAAATTAGATTTTACAGACATGTTACTTAAATTTTTAGAACAAGGAACTGGTCCTGACTTAGATTTATTAATTATAGATGAGGCACAAGACTTGGTTCCTATTCAATGGAGAATGGTCAAGGAGTGTTTGTTACCTAATGCTAAAAAGGCTTATTATGCTGGGGATGACGATCAATGTATTTTCAATTGGGCAGGTGCAAATGTAAATCATTTTTTAAACTGTGCAAAAGACTCTATTGTATTAGATCAATCTTATAGAGTTCCATACACTGTCTGGTCTGTTGCAAAGAATATAATAAGAAAAGTTAAAACAAGAAAACAAAAAGAATATAAGCCAAAGGAAGAAGAGGGCAGTGTTTCTTATTATTATAATGCTATGGATATAAATTTTAGCAAAGGAGAATGGTATGTGTTAGCGAGAACAAACAGAATACTTTCTGATATAGGAAATAAACTACAAGACGAAGGATACATGTTCTGGAGGGAAGGATCTGGATGGTCTGTGTCTGAACAGTTAATTAACAGTATAGAGGTGTGGATACAATTATGCAAAGATCAAAGTTTAAGTGTACAAAATTGGGTAGAGTTTTCGAAAAGAACAAAAAAGGGAATAATAGAATATGGTGGAAAAAGAAAGATAGAGCAACTAGACCAAAGCAGAACATATACTTTGGACGATTTATTAAACAGCGAGTTGGGATCTCTTTTAAATTTGAAAAAAGAAATGATGTGGTACGATGTCCTAGGTATGACGGATCAACAACGAATATATATTACTTCAGCAAGAAGAAGAGGGGAGAGAATACTAACGAATAAACCTAGAATTCGTTTATCAACAATACATAAAGCGAAAGGTGGAGAGGCAGACAATGTGGCATTACTTCTTGACTGTCCTAAGTTAATAAAGGAAAAAGGAGACGAAGATAGTGAGCATAGAGTATTTTATGTGGGAGCAACTCGTGCTCGTAAGTCCCTCCATATAGTTGAAAGTAAAAATGAAAGTGGATATAAAATATGAAAAAAGATAACAAGGAAGACATTAATTTAAACAATGAACTTGGATATATAAACGGAAAAGAAATACTTAATTTCTTTGGAGTAAGTTCAGAAACAATAAAAACATGGATGGATAATAAAGGTTTTCCAGATCCCATTTCAATAACACCAAAAACAAGATTATGGAAATGTTCTGAAATCAAGGAGTGGATAGATGAAAAAAGATAGAAAACATTTTCTAGACGAGGCAGAAAAATTAATTAACGGACCAAGGGCAAAGGAGTATGGACCTGCAAAATTTAATCACGAAAGAATAGCTAAGATATGGTCTGTTATACTTGCAAGAGAAGTTACGGCAGAAGAAGTTGTTGCTTGTATGATAGGTGTTAAATTGGCTAGACTAGCAGAGACTTTAAATCATGATGATAGTTGGGTGGATATCATTGGATACGCGGCTCTTGGAGGCGAAATAATTAATGACAAATAAAGAACACCAATATCATTTTATCGATCAAGATATAAAAGATTTATCCTGGGGGAATATAGACTTTGATTGGTCTCCCCCAAGTGATTTTCCAGACTTAACAAAAGCACCTCGTATAGCCGTTGATTTAGAAACAAGAGATCCAAACCTACTAAAACTAGGGCCTGGGTGGTGCAGAAAAGATGGATATATAATTGGTATCGCAGTCGCTGCGGGAGATTTTAGAGGATATTATCCTATAAGACATTCACAAGGCAACATAGATTCAAAAACTGTTTTTAGATGGTTTAAGAAACAAATGGATACTCCAAACATACCTAAAATTTTTCATAACTCTATGTATGATTTAGGTTGGTTACGAGCAGAGGGAATAGAAGTCAAAGGTCTTATACTTGATACAATGATCATGGCTCCTTTGATTGATGAGAACAGAAGGTACTATAATTTAAATAGTTTAGTAATTGACTATTTACAAGAATACAAGAGTGAAAAAACTTTGAGACATGCTGCAAGTGAGTTTGGAGTAGATCCAAAAGCAGAGATGTATAAACTACCTGCTAAATATGTAGGAGCATATGCAGAGCAAGACGCTGCAGTCACTTTAAGATTGTATGATCACTTACTACCAATATTACATAAAGAGGAATGCACAAGTATTTTTGAACTAGAATCCTCATTAATACCAGTGATGTTAGAAATGAAAACAAAAGGTGTTCGTGTTGATTTAGATCAAGCCGAAAAAGTAAAAAAACAAATGGCAGCGCAAGAGAAAAAATTACTTGATGAGATAGTCAAGACTACTGGTATTGCGATTGAACCTTGGGTCAGCACATCTATAGCAAAGGTCTTTGATTTTTTTGGACTTGAGTATTTTCGCACAGAAAAAAGCAGGTCGCCCTCTTTCACAAAACAGTTTCTCTCTCATCATCCTCATCCCGTTGCTAAAAAGATAGTAAAGATTAGAGAACTTAACAAAGCGAATACAACTTTTGTTGAAACTATTCTTAATCATGCTCATAATGGTCGTATACATTGTGATTTTCATCCCCTTCGCACCGATGATGGTGGCACAGTTACTGGACGCTTTAGTTCAAGCAATCCTAATTTACAACAAATACCATCTAGAGATTTAGAAATCAAGAAAGCGATTAGAGGATTGTTTATTCCAGAGGAAGGATGTAAGTGGGGATCTTTTGACTATGCATCACAAGAACCAAGATGGTTGGCTCATTATTGTGCTAAACCTTCTGATGGACTTAGGCATCCTCTGATAGATGAAGTGGTAACCATGTATAACGAAGGTAAAGCAGACTTTCATCAAATGGTTGCAGACATGGCAAACATATCAAGAAAAGAAGCTAAAACTGTTAACCTTGGAATCATGTATGGTATGGGCCGTAAAAAATTAGCAGACACACTAGCCATCACAGAAGATGAGGCAAGTGATTTGTTAAAAACATATAATGAGAAAGTTCCTTTTGTAAAAGATTTAGCAACAAGAGTTTCAAACTTTGCTTCACAGAAAGGAATGATAAGAACTCAACTAGGCAGAAAGTGTAGGTTTGATTTATGGGAACCAAGAGGATTTTCTTCAAAAAGAGCCTTACCTATAAAAGAGGCAGTTAAAGAGTATCAGAATGTACAAAGAGCATTTACATACAAGGCGCTGAATAGATTGATCCAAGGGTCGAGTGCAGATCAAACAAAAAAGGCAATGGTCGATTGTTATTCGGAAGGGTTATGCCCGATGTTAACAGTTCACGATGAACTATGTTTCAATATTAAAAATGAACAAGAGGTGGACAAGATAAAAGATATCATGTCCAACTGTGTTCCAGACTTACGAATACCTTTTGAAGTTGACGCAGAATTAGGCGACAACTGGGGAGAGGTTGGTTAAGTAGTTACCTTGTATACTTGAGCCATTTCTTCAAGCATATCCATCTTACTTTTTTCTTTAGGCTTTTCATTTTTAAAACAATCATAAGCGTGTGATAAAATATTTGATCTATCAAGACCAATATCTTTCAATGCTAAGTCATCTAATGATCTAAGAGCTTGTGCTGTTCTAGCAATTTTAATTTTGTAAAATAATTTTTCTAACATGTTAATAATCCTTTCTATTTATATATAGATTGTTTCCTATAAAAAGATAAGTGAACTTTTTTGAAAAACATTCTTGAATCTTTGGAAACAATACCTATATAAAATAGTGAGATGCCAATGATGGGTCTCATAAATTAACTTGCTTTTATAGGAGTAGATATGACTTACTTATTACCCAAACTCGCTTTCCGTTCATTTATAGGCTTTGACGATTTCTTTAACGAAATCGAAAGTTATGCTGGAGAGACAAAGAACACTTACCCACCATACAATATTAGAAAAGTTGACGAAGACAATTATATTATTGAAATGGCAGTCGCTGGATTTTCTGAAAAAGATTTAGAAATATCTGTAAAAGATAACATGTTAACTATTGAAGGCAATAGAACACATGATCTCC